TATTTCCAATTTTCAGGTAATGGTTCGTCTTTTTTTATTTTTTGATTGATGTTACCGTCTGTAATCCATTTTGACCCATATTGTGAATTTTGTTTTCCAATACCATGACCTATCTTACTTTCTTTCATTTTTTGAATAGTTTCTTCCTTGTGTTTTCTACCCGTCCAATCACAATAAAAAGAAGTTTCACCTCTAGCAATTCTCCTTTTGTTTGCTTCAGATATTTTTTTTGAGTGATTTAAACGATATGATTCATCATTTTTCATTCTTTCGGAATGTTTTAAACCCGCGGCTTGGGAACATTTGAATTGATGTTCTTTGCTGTAAAATTTACCTCCTCCATAACCACCAGGTTTTAGATTCATACATTTTTCTTCCAATAATAAATCCGAATTTACAATTTCAATTTCACGTTCTTTTAGTGATTTTCTATTGGGAAGAAATTCTAATATTTCCATATTAAAGATTTTTTTTCCGTGTTTGTAAATTAAATATTTTAATTTGGTACCACTACCAATATAACCATCATCTAAATTATCTGTTGAATGCATACCAATATAGAAATTACTATTTCTAATATCGGTTGTTTTGTAAATAAAATGGTATTTTTTTTCTTTTCGACTCATTTGTACTTTCCTTTATAAATAAATATATCGGAAAGTACAAAAAGTCTACGCGTGGAGATGGGCGGAGTTGAACCGCCGTCCACTCCGAGAAATCATAAATGGACTACATGCTTATTCAGTTAATTCACAACTGACAAATAAAAGGTTCCTATTTTAACATTGTTACCAATAACTGTGTCGAATTCACTTTTACCACTTTTGTGGGTTTATAGGTAGGATTCTGAACGAGACCCTTGACACTTTAGGTTGTATCACACCTTAAAGACTTCTGTTTCTAGGTTATTTGTCTCCCGACCCATTGGTAGGTTCACCTTAGGCTACTGATACCTTGGAAGAAGCGAGAATACCCGCAATTTCCATGTTGTTGTAAACGTTGCCGTTTAATTTTTACCATCGTTGATTATGGTCATAGATGATGTTTGACCGCATGCCCATTTAACATTTACACGTGTGTCGATTCCTTTCATCCCCAAAATTTCAAAGAACAAAAAATTGTTATTTGTAATAAATATACGAAAAACTTTTAACATTTCAAAAAAAATAGCAAAAAAAAAAGGTTAGAAAATTCTAACCTTAATTAATTTGTTGAGGGCCTTTCGACTCTTTGCTCCACCACTTGATTTTAAATCAAGAAAAAAAACACTGAGATTACATGTTTTGTTAGTTGACTTTAAAAGGATTATTGTTTCCCTTTATATCCACAACCTTTTGAGTTGTACCAACCAGTGACGGCCAATTAGATTAACCAATCCTTGAGTCATCGGATACTCTCTCAATACTCATCACTCCTCGAGAATGCCTTCCCAATTAACCCTTGCGGGGTTAGAGGACTTTCTTAAAAATCGTATCGGGCTTGGGACCCTCTACGGCAATGAACGTCTCATTACTAAGTAGTCACCTGTTTCCGACGACTGATGAGCACTTTTCCTTTTTATTAGATGTTGTTAACATAAATAACAAGTTTTTTGGTTTGCGGATTATGAAGGTAGCGGCTCATCAACCAGCCATGTCATCTTTTGAACAACACGATACTAAACTACCCTCTGAAATCTCCCGATTTCCATACTTTTGGACTTCTTCAAAAAATGAACCTTGGTAGATTCAAATTAAGGACAATAACAGCACCACCTGTACAAAGTCATACCTTTCGGTTTTAAGATTCCCATCATATTGAATCACGCGATTACATAGTTGGATGACCATGTTTCTCACATAAATCCTACGAGTTATTCTTATTGGTGTTCCCACCTCAAACAAAGGACCCGCATCCCCTGTTCGCTTTATCACTTTCACTACAGTGTCACCCTCGTTACTCAAGATTAAACGATATCTCGTTTGTCTACTCGAGCTCCCTTTCAGAAGCCGCAACCCATCTAACCTAATGGGTCACTTTATACCACTTTCGTGGTTTATTTAAGGACCATAGACGGCCCTATTATTTTTAATTTTTCAAAGAACGACTGATTTTCAAATTGTGGTCTAAACCATAAGTGTCAAATCTTTTACAAAGATACAAAAAAAATCAATACAAGTCAAGCATTTTTTAAAATTTTTTTATTTTTTTTTTAAAGTCTCACTAAATAATTAGCACCATAGGTAGTCATTGCTCCATTATGTTTATATCTAACTTTATATCCCATACCCTGAACTAACCCAATTGCTTGTCTTAATACCTTATTTGACCTAAATTTCGGGTCTGGGTTTAAATCGATATCTATCCAGGTTGCTTTAGGTAATTCGTTGTTTCTTAAAAACTCAGCAACCTCAATGGCTTTCCAAACTTCATTAATTAATCTAACAGACATTTCCTTTTCAAATGGTGTTGTTTCTTTTGTACATAAAACATGTGCACCCCTACCTTTCATATGTAAAGCAATAACAGTACCATATACTGTTTTAAAATTACCAAATGATTGAGAATCCGACCCAATTAATATTTCGGTGTCGGGTTTTTCTAATAAAAAATTCTTTATATATTCTATTATATTATCTATCGGTATTCCGTGTAAAGTTTTAAAATTTTTCATAATACATAATATAAATATAGTAGGCCCATCTAGACTCGAACTAGAAATAACAGATTAGAAATCTGTGGTTATATCCCTTTAACTATGGGCCCCAATTTATATCATAAAATACATAAAAAATTAACAATTTCAAACATTAAATATAGTCTTCACACCATATTGGTGTTTGTTCACCAACATACGCCCCTGAAACATTAAATTCAAAATATTCAATGGCATCCATTTCGTCCATATTTTGATTCATCAAAATTTTAATGCATTTGGGAATTGAGTAAACTAATCTCATGGTTTTTGGTTCTATACCAATTATTGCATCATCAAATCCATCGGCCTTTAAAATATCCTCGTCAGGATACATATCTAAAATTTTTTGTAACATTGTTTTATATTTTATAGTGTGACTTCGGGCGGGTTCGAACCGCCGACCCATACATTAAAAGTGTATTGCTCTACCAACTGAGCTACAAAGTCATTTGTGTGTAAAAATAAGTAAAAAATTTAACATTTTCAAATATTGTAATATTTATTGATATGTCAAATAATTTTCAAAATACTGGATTTAAAGAACTTTTAAATTCAATGATGAAGAGAAGATGGTTTATTACCGCAATTGTGCTTGGTGGATTTATGTTTATAATGGGTGGGATATTTTTAGCTATTTTTGAAAAAAGTGAAATAACTGGTGAGTGGAAAGAATTATTGTTGTTATTGTTAGGTGCTTTCATTGGGTCATATGGTAAAATTATTGATTATTGGTTTAGTGACACCGACAAAGATAAAATGTTAGTTCAAAAAATGGATGAAGAAGATGGTACTAGTTTATCCAATACTTTAGATTCCCCCGATTCACCGACTCCAATTTTACCCCCATTAACACCAACAGAAAATATTCAAATGAAAAATGGTGTGGAAGTTGACGAAGATGGTGATGGTGTGATGGATGGTTTAGACTTTGACGGAGATGGGGTTATTGATGAATATTTTAAACACAGACAATGTGAACACGTATGGGGAGATGTGGATGGTGATGGTTCGTTAGAATGTTTAATATGTGGTAAATTAAAAGATTAGATTATATAGTTTGATTTAATTTATTGTATAGATTCATAATTTCTCCACAATACTCGTATTCTTCTTTTTCTTCAAAAAATGGTAATATGTCTCTTGTCAGAACAAAGCATTCTTTCTTATTGAATTTTAGTTCTGTTTCCCATTGTAATTCGTTGATTCTTGCGGACAAAACTAATATCACATTTTCCTTGTCTTTTCTGTTTATACTCTTAAAAGACATAACAATATTTTTATAAATTTCTTCCTTATTTTTTAAATAAAATTCGGGAAAATCATCATACGAATCGTTAATATTTAATTTTTTTATTATAGTGTCTTTTGGTTTATTTTGATACATTATTCTTATTTTTTTGTAAATATACGAAATAATTAACAAATTATTGATAATTTTATATATATATATTCCTTTTTATTTGGTAGTAATATTTTTAAATGTTGCCGGATATTTATATGTGTATGAAGACACCGATTAGTTTTGAACAATTCAGTAAGGACCCAGTAAAAGGACTATTATTTATTGTAATAGTTGCAATTGGATATCTGTACATAGATATCAAAATGAATTACTCTGGTCAGGTAAGTAAATGTGATGATGAGGTTATCGTTTTAAACCAAAAAGTTGATAAATTAACAGAACATATTCGTAAGAGTGATTCGACCTTGGGATATATGTCATCTAAAGTAGAAATGTTAGAAATTTTAAGGAATGAAAAAAAATAATTATTATTTTATAATTGGAACAACAATCGTTATCGGGTTGACGATAGCATTGGCAGATAATCCCAAACCAATAGACCCTAAAGAAAAAGAATTAAATGATTTATTAAAAAAATCGGAACAAACAAGAAAAAAAGTAAATGTTCTAATTAAAAGAATAGATGAGGTGGCTACTACTAAAGTAGTAGATATGAAAGAAAATATAAAAACTTTAGAACAAGAAAAACAACAACTAGTAGTTGAAAAAGAACAATTAATAGAAGAAAAAGAACAATTATCGGTGGTATTATATGAAACACAAGCTATTATTAATCGTGACACTATTCCTGCTTCCCCTTTTAAGTTGGAGCCAATCGTACCCTTATCAGAGGATTGAAGGTGGGGATACTGTTGTGGTGATGACAAAAAAGCAGGGGGATGATATTAATGGTGTATTTAGGACCAATAAGTTTACTATTGACTCTTTATATATTAGAAACGGATTATTAGTTAATCATATATTAAAGTATGATTCCACTTTAAAAGAATCAATGATGTTGAATAATTTATTAGATAGTGTTTTATCTTCCGAAACTGCAACCTATCAAAGAGAAATTATAAAAGAAATTGAAAAAGATAAAAAAATAAATAAAATAATGGGTACCAGTTGGTTTATTTTATTTATTCTATTCATAACAAATTTTTAAAATATAAAATAATATGAAAGAGATATTTAAGGCGATATTAAAATATATATTTTCCAACACACAAATAGATGAAAAAATCAATGATGTGTTAGTGACCGCAAAAAACGAAGCCGGCAACTTAAGTGAAAAAATTAATGAGATTAAAGAGGACAAAAAACAAATTGAAGAAGAACCTCAACCATTAAATGACGAATCCTTAGAAACCAAAGAAAAAGACGAAAATTAAATTTCGTCTTTTTTAAATGGTTTCGAGTATGTTGGTCGGATTAATTTCCATATAGTTTTTGAATAATCCTTACCATCTAACATACTAAATAATAAATGTGGATGTTCATGTTTTTTAGCATATTCAGCAAATACTGACCTGTATTCTGTTTTTAATTTTTGCGTCAAATCCTTGTTTGGACTTTCATTAATCACTTTAAATATCCACTGATATTCTTTTTCTATAGTTTCATATTGATTTATCAATTCGTTTTTAGTGTCTCTCACCCAATTATAAAATTCATCAGGAACTTTATCAAGAATTTCATCAAAAGAAATGTTATCTCTTAAAGATTCCCAAATATTAATATTTGAAACATTTGTTAAAATTCTATGTAAACGAACATACTCCTCAAATTTTATTTTCATTCTAAAATTTGATGGATGGAATCGAATAACAAACCCCTCCTTATTTGAGGTATTTTTTTCTTTCAATGATTTGAATAAATTATCAGAGAATGCAAAGTGTTGCTCAGTTTCAACAATATCTTCTTCTTTAATTCCTGATGAATTAAAAATGGCTCTAGCGGTGTACCAATTTAATTCAGTTTCGGGTGACGTTACCGATAAAAAAGTAATTTTATCTTGTTCGTAATTTACAACTATTCTATTTTCGGGATAAATTAATTCTAATAAATAAGTAAACCCCTTAACAAATTTTGATAAATCGTATTTTGATTTAAGAATCTCAAAACCACGAATAGATTGTTCCGATGTAAATGAACCTCGTGTTGCCATAATCCATTCGTCTTCGTAATTAAATAAAATACCAAGAGACCCATCCATTTTTTCTTGGACGTAAAGATATTCATCATCCCAAGGAATTAAATCTTTATGAATAACCTCTTCGTAATTAAAAAATTTTACAAAAGGTTTCGCGACAATCTCACCTTTTGAATTGGTAACAAGTCCACGACATTGCGTGGTAATGTCATCCCACAAAGATTCGTATTGTACTTTTGGAGTGTAATTCCATATGTACAAATCTTTAGTAGGGTGAGTTTGTTTCATTAACAAACCATCCTCGTAATATTTCTCAAGTATATCTATCATATAGAGAATTCAAATCGATTCTTCATTATTTCTAACCTATCTTCTGGTACCCCGTGTGAATTCACACCTCCGTGTCGATTTTCAACAATGATAGAGTGTACCCTGTAACCAAATTGGTTGGCTAATTCATAGTAAGAATCCATTTCCCACTTTTGAGTGAAAGTATTGGATACGATGATAAGTGGTTTTTCCAATAACATCCAATCCGAAACTTGACTTTTACACCATTCGTGAGCAATTTTTAATTTTGACCCATCAAACTGGTATTCACCATCTTTCATGAAATACATATCCACCTCAATATGGTCCCCACCTAAAAGTTTAGATAAAGTTGACTTACCTGAACCCGGTAATCCTCTCAAAAGTAAAAGTTCTTTCATTTTGATTTTTTTACAAATATACGAAAAAAATCCAATAAAAAACCCCCAACGGAGAGTTGGGGGTTATGGTCATTTTGTGGTTTCAACACCACTAACTAAAACGAGAGGAATCGGCAAAGATTTCCTATTTGATATATAAATATATATACTTTTACAAAAAGTCAGACTATTTACCCTCTTTTTTTCATTATTTTTATTTCCCCATCTTTAAACTTCAATAATATATTTTGATTTTCAGATATTTCACCTATCAATATTTTTTCACTTAAGAAATCTTCACACAAGTTTTGTATGATTCTTTTTACAGGTCTAGCACCAAAGTCCTCTTGGGTATTTAATTCGGATATTCTATCAACAATTGAAGAATCAAACGAAACTTTGTAATTCTTTAGTATGAGTCTATTTTTAAGTTTTTCTAATTCAAGTTCAATTATTTTATAAATATTTTCTTTTACAAGAGGATTGAAACTAATGATATCATCTACTCGATTTAAGAATTCAGGATTAAAATATTGTTTCAAAGATTTTTGAACAATTGATTTTTTAACTTCTTCGTTTTGGGTATCACTAAAAGATGTTTCAAATCCAACACCTTTACCAAAGTCAGAAACCTTCTTCGCCCCTATATTGGAGGTCATAATAATTATTGCATTTGAAAAACTAACTTTTCTACCAAAAGAATCAGTAAGGTGTCCTTCATCTAAAATTTGTAATAATATGTTAAACACATCTTTATGTGCCTTTTCTATTTCATCAAAAAGAACAACAGAAAATGGGTTGTGTTTAATTTTTTCGGTTAACTGACCACCCTCATCGTATCCAACATACCCAGGAGGTGCACCTATTAATTTAGCAACATTGTGTTTTTCCATGTATTCACTCATGTCAACCCTAATAACTTTATTTGGGTCGTTAAATAATATCTCTGCAATTGATTTTGCTAAGTAAGTTTTACCAACACCTGTTGAAACTAAAAATATAAAAGAACCAATTGGTTTGTTGGTGTCTTTAATACCAACCCTGTTTCGTCGTATTGATTTTGATATAATTGAAATTGCTTCATCTTGTCCAATAACTTTAGACTTTAATTTTTCTTCTAAATTTAAAAGATTGTCAGTTTCAACAACATCTACTTTAGATATGGGAACACCAACAATTTGAGAAACCATTTCATATACATCATCTACCGAGATTGGTATTTTACTATC